ATGAGCCGCTCGACCAGTCGCTATCTGCTCGCCCTGCTCTGGCATTGGGCGCCCCCGGCAATCATCGGGTTCGCTATCGGCTCCGCGCTTGCCACCGTGCAGATCATCAAGGCGCTGGAGTCGGTCGACGATCAGTGGCACGCGGCAGCGACTCAACTGGTCGAGCAATGCACAACCCAAGACCAAACCGCCCCCGCCGATGCCGAACAGGTCCAGGGCCGCGCTCCCGGCTCGTCGGATCACGCTTCACCGATCCGGCGAACGGAAGCACGGGCGGAGCGCACCCTTGACCTTGCACGAACAGAAACAGCCTCCGCTCGTGAGTGCGGGAGAGCTTTTCCTCCCGCGCTCCCGAGCCCTCGGCGGCAAGAGCGGGATGACAAGGGCAGAGCCCTTGGTGTTAAAGGGTTGGTAATTAACTGCGGCTATGGACGAGACATTGGAAATAAGCATTGTCCCGCTTTAAACAGCGTTGCCGCAATAAACATTGTATTTCCCTATACATGAAAAAGTACTGCTCCAAGCGCGTATAAATAGCACTACAGATTAAACCGCAAGCCAAGTAATTGATTACCTCAGCGAACTTACAAGTTCTCCGGTTCGGGGTCGCTTGGTCTGTAGAAAGCAAAGCAGCGCAATAAAGCGCAACTAGAGAGAGGAAACACAAATGGCACGTTCGATCATGGAAGTTGCATTTCTCAGCGCCGAGAAAGTCGAGTTCGACAACGTAAAGCTGGTGAAGCTGTTTGTCGGTGACGAGCCGGACGGCAAGCGTGACCTCGGCATTTCCATCCTGTCGATGAATGTCTCCGAAGAAGCCCTCGACGAAGTGTGGTCCGCCTGCGAAAGCCTCGATGTGCTTGAGCCGATCCGCGTCACCACCGAGATCGAGCGAGGCTCCAAGAATGCCGGCAAGTTCATCGTCCTGCACGTTGAACCCGTGAAAGCAGCCGCTCAAGCCCCCAAGCCGACCCAGCAACCGACCCCAACCGCCAAGCCATCCGGCACCCAGCCGGAGCCGGCTAAAGCCAACTAACCGGGAGGGGCGGCCATGCTGATCGGTGACCGGGTGTTCTGCGACTGCTGCGGCAATGACATGGGCAAGCTTATGAGCCTGCCCGCGCCACAAAGCGACCTGCTGCCCGACCTCAGCCTGCCGCCTCACGTCGCCGTCTGCCCCGACTGCGAACCCTCCGAACAACCCGCCGACCTCGAAGAGGCCGGCGAATGAACACCAGATCGCCAGCCGAAGTAGCTGAGCTGTTTATCGCAACTGTCGAGGAGGTCCGCCATGCGTGATCACTGTGAAGAGTGCGGCGCGGAGTTGGATGACGATTTTACGTCCGACTACGGCTTGCTTCTTTGTTCGGACTGCTCCGACGAACTACGCGATAACAACTCCGACATTGGCCTCTCGCAAGACGACAACTCCTGCGAAAGCTGCGGCTGCGAACTAACGGCGGGAAACATCGAGATTGTCGGCGGCTACGCACTCTGCTCGGACTGTGCAGACGCGGACTCCGACGACGACGAAATCAGTTTTTAGGAAAACGTATTCCATGAATTTTCTCGCCTGTGACGGTGACTGGCTGCAAGGCGCCGATGGCTCGCCCATCTGCTCCGGCCAGCTGGTCGCCCTCACGGTCGAGGAAATGCAAAGCCTCTACGGCTCTGCACTCACCTGGGACCAAGTCTCCGAGCTGCAAGGCGAAGCGATTGTTCTGTTCGCCACCGTGTTCGGCTTCCTGGTTCTGAAAAAAGCCCTGAAACAGTGAGGTATCACCCATGCAACTGAACAAGCACTTCATCAAGAAAATCGGCCTCGGCGCCGCCGTTGCCCTCTCGGCTGCTGCCGGCTCCGTCTACGCGGCAGTCCCGGCCGAAGCCACCACCGCGCTCGATACCGCTGGTACCGACGTCGGGACCATCGGCTGGGCGGTGTTCGCCGTCATCATCGCCGCGATGGCGTTCAAGTACATGCGCCGCGCCCTGTAACCGGGGTTAGCGCACTGCATGTGCCGAAGCAAACAAACCCCGCTCCGGCGGGGTTTTCTCTTCCAGGGAAACGCCAATGAGCTACGAACTGTACGTCCTGATCCTCACCACCCTGGCGTTCTATCTCGTGTTTTTTGGGCGGGTTTGATTATGCCTAGGCTTGTTCTTGTAGCGCTGTTTCTTTGGCATTCATCTGCTAGTGCCTTGGATTTCTATTGGGGGCACGCCGGTGTTGAATATCCATCCCCTCTTGTCGCTTGTGATGCTATTAAAGGTCCTTATCCTCCCGCTACGCCGTCTGCGTTCGTTTCGGATACTTCGTACGCTTGCCGGTGGCGCAATTTGCCATCGGGTAGCACGATCACGCAGTACATCACCCGCTACGGTGATAGTTGCCCTGCTGATGCTTCTTACAACTCTCAGACCGGAGAGTGTGAGGCGGCAGAGCCGGATGCGTGTGCTACCGAAACCGGCGAGTTCGTCCACGAGTACAACGCCGGCTCGCTAGATCCGTCCGTACCGCCTTCGCTTCCGCCATCGTCGATCTGCGAAAGTGGCTGCCTCTACAACCGCACCGCCACTGTCAAAGGGTGCAACCGCTTTCTGGAAGCGACTACCGGCAAGGACCTGGACTCCGTTTACTGCAAGGTCGTGTATCAGGGCGCCGGCTCCCAGTGCACTACCAATAGCCCGCCTCCGGGCAGCGTATTCGATCAGCCGCCCGCTAAGCCGCCGGCGGACAGTACCCCTCAGTTCACCAGCGAGAATCAGTGCGGCGAGTGGGTCACTAATGCCGATGGCTCGCAAACCCGCAGCTGCAACAGTACCGAGCAGTTGAAAGAACCCGGCCAGCTCAACTGCGACAACGCCGGCGAATACCTGCAATGCACCACCGGCAAACCGGCGCCGCGCTTCGAAGACACCTCGAAGACCGAGCAGACCACCAAGACCACCAACCCCGACGGGTCGAGCACGACCGAAACCAGCACCACCACCGACAAGACGGTCTGCGTGGGTACCAAGCCGTGCACCTCGACCACGGCCAATGAGATCTCGACCTCCGGCACCAACGCCGACGGCACCCCGGGCGATGAAAGCAAGGCGTGCACCGGCAACGGCTGCACCTCCGAAGGGGCCGAAGAGGGCGAAGAAGAAGGGGCGGAACGCTTGGCCGCCGCAGGCTCCTGCGATGCCGGGTTTACCTGTAGCGGCGATGCCATCGATTGCGAAGTGCTTCGTCAGCAGAAGGAACAGCTCTGCCTCGCCGAAGAGATGGCCGATTTTCCCAAGCACCAGTCCGCCATCGAGGCGGCGGTGACCGGCGATCAATTCCAGCTCGACGAGGGATCGGGCGTGATCGACGTGCCGTCGTTCATCAACCAGGGCACCCGGTTTCTACCATCCGCCTGCCCGACCGCCGAGCGTTTCAGCCTGATTACCGCTGGCGGACGCTCGTTTGAACTCAGCTATGAGCCACTTTGCCGCGCCGCCAGTGACCTGAGCGGCTTGTTCGTCGCCGTCGCCACCGTGCTCGCCGCGCTCTACGTCGGTCGCTCCGTAGGAGGTCAGTAAATGCAGTTTCTATTCGTTGTGCAGATGCTCGTCATCATTCTCGGCCCGCTGGTGAAGATGGTGCTGAAAATGATCGGTTTCGGCTTCGTCACCTACATGGGCTTTAACCTGATCATTGGCCAGGCCCAAGACTATGTGTTCGGTCTGATGGGCAATGTCGGCCCGGTGATTCAAGGCATCCTCGGCCTGGCGAAGTTCGACGTGGTGGTTAACCTGTATTTCGCCGCGATCTCGACCCGCTTCATCCTTTCCGGGATCAACAAGGCCACCGACCGCCGTCGTGCCCAGGTGTGGCGCGCGCCGGGCGGCACCTCCATCGAAGCCTAAGGAGGTGCTGCCATGCTCGTCATTCGCACCGGCAAGCCCGGCCACGGCAAGACGCTCAACACCATCCGCGAAGTGGACCGCAAAGCGCTGGCCGAAGGCCGCGTCGTCTACTTCCACAACATCAACGGCCTCAAGCCCGATCAGCTGCAAGCGCAGTGGTTCGAGTTCGAAGACCCGGAGAAGTGGTTCGAGCTACCGAACGATTCGATCATCGTGGTGGACGAGGCGCAGGGCTGGTTTGGCGCGCGCGATCCCAGGGCGCGCCCGCCCGAGCACATCACGCGCTTCGAGACCATGCGCCACCAAGGCCACGAGGTGCACCTCGTCACTCAGGACCCGCGTTACCTCGATGTGCATCTTCGTCGGCTGTGCAACAGCCACATTCATTACTGGCGGGTGTTCAAGTCGGCCCAACTGCTGCGCTTCGAGTCGGAAGTCGTCGTTGAAAAGGTCGAGCTGAAAACCAGCTTCAAGGACGCCGACAAGAAGTCGCTGCGCCTGGATAAGCGCTACTTCGGCGCCTACACCAGCAGCAACGCCAAGCACCACTTCCAGACCAAGGTGCCGACCAAATTCATCCTGGCAGGGGCCGTCATCCTTGGCGCCGGCATTCTCGTCTATCGCGCCTACGAGCGTTACAGCGCCGAGAAAGCCCAGCTGGAAGCCGTGAGCGGCGCGCCGGCCGGGAGCATGGTCGAGCAGGCGCGTGAGGCGGTCGGGGCCTTCATCAGACCGGCTGGCGACGACCAAAGCACCGCACCGGAAACCGCGGCCAGCTACATCGGCCGGCGCGTGCCTCGGGTGCCGCAGATTCCCGCGTCGGCGCCCATCTATGACGAGCTAACGCGGCCGGTTTCGTTTCCCCGGCTGTACTGCATGTCCAGCACCGATCCTGCGACCTATGCCCGTGAGTTTGGGCGCATGGCGCATGCGGTGGTCAACGGAACCCCCACCGTGTGCCAGTGCTACACGCAGCAGAGCACGCGGGTCGCCACCGACTTCGAGTTCTGTCAGCGCGTGGTCGAGAACGGCTTTTTCGATCCGACCCTGCCGGATCGTTCCGCAGGCTCGCAGCCACCGCAGATCCAGCAGGCCCAGCAGCCAGCCTTGCCACCGTCGCAGCCAGTGGCATCCGAGTCGTCCGGTGGTACGCGGTTGACGGTGGTGCCTTACCAGAAGGGGCGCTTTCTGTGGTGAACGTCAGCGCGCGAGCGCAACGCGCACTTTGCACGCACGGCGAGGTACGAGCCGGCGTGCAAAAGCGCGCGCTGACGTCCCTGTAACACGTCAGATAAGCACGGCTGAAAACGTCCATTAGAGGACATTGTTGGAGATTTGAAGATGAGCGTTAAAGACTTGGCCAGACTGGATCGTCAAACCGCCGTTCCGTCGAAAGACGGCAGGCTTTTTCTTGATCCGCATACGGCGCGCCTGACCGATCTTTCGGGAGTGCGCCTGCTGCGCTGCGGCGTGGATACGGTGCGCCAGTTGTATCGCGGGCTGATCCGTCCCGAGATCATGGCGCTGTTCGAGAAACCGGGCGCGATGGTCGATTTCGCCGGTAGCGTGTGGCATTCCGGTCGGGTCGGCCGTGACTCCGGTTACCAGTACAAGCTGCAGAACGCCGACCTCGGCTTCGTCCTGCTCATCAAGAACTTCAACGCCAAGCTCGAGAACATCGGGCCGCACCTGAAAATCGAAGTTTCGCCGCATGCCATCGACGCGCTGTCGCCGGAGCGCCTGCAAGAGCGCATGGATTTCTACGCCTCGGCCGTGATGACACACGTCGAGCGCAACCAGTGCGCCGTCCATCTGGCCCTGGATCTCCAGGGCTGGGAACCGCCAGCCGATCTCGTCGCACGCCTGCATTGCCGGGCCCGCACGCACCGGGATATCTCCGGCATCAAGGAGATCCAGTGGGCAACCAAGTCCAGCGTCTACGGGCGCGGGGAAACCTCGATGTTCGGCTCAGCCGGTGGCGTCCAGCTGTGTATCTACAACAAGACCGAGCAGGCCAGGGCGACGGACAAGCTCGACTTCTGGGAAAGCGTCTGGCGGCGTCGTGACAGCTTCGAAGCCTACGACCCCGACAACTACGACCCCGAGCAAAGCGTGTGGCGTATCGAGCTGCGTTATCACCACTCGGTTGTTCAGCAGTTCGCCAGTGGCTCGATTGACGTGAAGACCGGGGAAGCGATCGGCACCGACTCGTTCGCCGCGTTCTCGGCGCATCTGGACGGCCTGTGGCGCTATGGGCTGGGCCAGTTCAAGTTGATCGCGCGCCCCGGCTATTACGAACCGATCTGGACGCTGATCCGCGATGACGTGCGGGTCGATGTGCCGGTCGATTCCCTGGTCGATGAAACCGAATACAAGCGGTACTACAAGACCAGCCGGGGTTTCAGCGGCAAGAACGTGGAACTCTTCCTGGGAAACTTCGTAAGCCTGCTGGCAAGGGAGCGGGTGGGCGCTAAGAAAGCATTCGAAACCCTGCAGCAATGGGATTGCTGGCCGGTCATCCGAGATCACTACGCCGCCAAGGAAATGACCGAACGCGAGCTGTACAAGCACATAAAGAACCTGCTGCAGGAGCGGCATGTGAGGTGGGGGCGCGCGATCTGATGGCCATCCAGCAAACCGACGATGGCCGCTGGAAAGTCGATGTAGAGCCGATCAAGGGCAAGCGCTTTCGCAAGACGTTCAAGACCAAGGGTGAGGCTCAGCGCTTCGAAGCGACCTGCCGCTCACAGACCATTCAGAAGCCGGATTGGGCACCCAAGCCCAAGGATCGACGGCGGCTGGCGGAACTGGTGGACTGCTGGGCCCGGCTGCACGGCCAGTCGCTCTCCGACTACGAAGGTCGGCGCGTCATCATGGATCGCATGATCGAGCGTCTGCGCAACCCCGTGGCCGTGACATTCAGCGCGACCCAGTTCGGCGAGTACCGGGCCAAGCGGCTTGCCGCCGGTATCAGCCCCAAGACGCTGAACAACGAACTCTCCTACCTGCGTGCCATGTTCAACGAGCTGCACCGGCTCGGTGAGATCGACTTCCCGAACCCGCTTTCTCCGGTGCGGGCCATCCGCATCCAGGAACGAGAACTCTCGTACCTGAACAACCAGCAGATCGACCGGCTGTTCCAGGTGCTACGCAGCATGCCCCATCCTCACGTCGAGCTGGTGGCCACGATCTGCCTGGTGACCGGTTGCCGCTGGGGCGAGGCACAAGGGCTGACGCTGAGCCGGGTCGGGGAGGGCATGCTGCAGTTCGTGAACACCAAGGGCAAACGTCGCCGCGTGGTGCCCATCGACCCCAAGCTGGCCGAGCGCATACGCAAACACCTCCAGCTGCACGGCGCATTCAGCAACTGCCGTGACCGCTTCGACAACGCGGTGACGCGCGCAAAGCTCGATCTGCCAGCCGGACAAAAGTCGCACGTCCTGCGGCATACCTTCGCCTCCCACTTCATTGCGAACGGTGGCAATATCCTGACCCTGCAGAAGATCCTGGGCCATACGTCGCTGGCGATGACCATGCGGTATGCGCACCTGTCACCTGATCATCTGCAGGACGTGTTAGCGTTCGGTCCTGCTAGGGATTTTCGACACTTTTTCGACACTCCCGCGTCTGATCCTCAGCTGACGCAGGAAAATCCCTTGTAA